TGCTCTACCAACTGAGCTATGGCACCAACTTTTACAAATCGCGATTTATCATTTGCGGGTGCAAAGGTAATACTTTTTTCTGGTTCCTGCAAATTTTTCGGGAAATTTCTTTCAAAAAAAGATAAAAAAGTCTATTTTTGTTGGTGTTGTCCATTATTTAATGTACCTTTGCAGCAGATATCGGGATTTAGCGCAGTTGGTAGCGCACGTCGTTCGGGACGATGAGGTCGCTGGTTCGAGTCCAGTAATCCCGACGAAAAGCCGGCAGATGTGCCATAAACACTGAGGTTTTGCCTCAGTCGGTGCCAAAATGGTCGGTACAATTTCGGTATCACTCCTATATACATTATTAATAATAGGCTGTATCTGAGAAAAATTAAAGATATGGCTAAAAAAAATTATTCTCCAAATTCGAATGACACAGTACTTAGTAGTGTCATTGGCTGGAAACCTCCAGTTTTTCATCAAAGATCAGAATGTTATATCTCCTTCATGGCGTTTGATCCAGAGATCAACCGCATGAGGAAGAAAAAAATTATGCTTGACCATATCAAGGGCAAGCGGAACCAGCGTGTCTATGCCGATCAGATCATGAAGAATCTCACCGAGAAACTTATGGCAGGCTGGAATCCTTGGATTGAGTCTCTGCAGCCTCTGGAATATACGAAGTGGGAAGACGTTCTCGAGAGATATAAGGCTTATCTAACAAAAATGTGCAATGAGGGAAGTATGCGTGAGGAGACTTTAGTTGACTACAGCAGCCGTGTACGGATCTTGGAAAGATGGAAGAAAGAAAAAAACATAACTCTCAATTTTTCTTATCAATGGGACAAAAGTAATGTGAGCAAGTTTTTGGACTACATTTTCATCGACAGGAATAATACAGTATTGACTCGCAACAACTATCTTGCCTGGACTAAGAGTTTCTCCGCTTATCTGTTGGCTCGAGGCTATATACCCAAGAACCCAACAGAAGGTTTGGAACGTATCAAGAACAGGCAGAAGAAAAGCAGAGATGTCATACCTGACTGCACTATGCAGCTCATAAGGGATTATCTGATGGAGCACAACAGGCACTATCTGCTTGCGTGTGAAATTATCCACTACCTCTTCATCCGCCCTCGTGAGATGTCATATCTCAGAATCTGCGATATCCACGTCAAGACTCAGACAATCAGTCTGCATGGAGAGAATACCAAGAATGGCAATGATGCCGTGATCACGCTCCCTTCTCATGTCATCAAGCTGATGATGGAACTCAACATCTTCTCTCACCCAGGGCAGGACTATCTCTTCTCTGACGGGTTCTGCCCAGGACCTGAAAGAAAGAACGAGAAAATGTTCAGAGACTACTGGACTCGAGTTCTGAGGAAGGAACTGAAGCTCTCACCTCGCTTCAAGTTCTACAGTTTGAAGGACACAGGCATCACCAATATGCTGCGGGCAAATGCCGATGTCTTGTCGGTCAGAGACCAGGCGAGACACTCGTCCATACTCATCACCGATATATACACACCAAAGGATATACAGAAGGCGAATGAGTATATCAAGAACTATCAGGGAATCCTATAATATAATAAGGTGGAGAGCTAACTGCTCCCCACCTTATTATATATATTATGATAGCATATAAAAATACCCCGTGTAAACTGGCTCGATGGCATCGTCCTTGACTTCCATCTCTATCTTCTCGCACACATATTTCTTGTTGCGGATGATGTATATCTTGGAAGGGTCCGGTATGACATCTGACTTGAACTTGACTTCCATGCAATTTCGATTATCAATTTTGATAACTGAATTATGGAACTTACCAAGTGATATGACACCTGTATTGGTAGAATTCAAAGACAGAGAGAATAATTTTGTGTCCCCTATAGAACTAACTCCTGCATACTGATAATCAGTATTAATGCGGTAATCGGTTATAAACATAGGCCACCTCGACTTATTTCCAACCCAAGAAATATGGCCATATGGCTTGTCATACGCCTGCACTTTGCCTGGCAGAATGAAGAAAACACTCATGACCTCCTCTTCATCTTCGCTTTCTTCCATGCTTGACTCATCATCTATGGCATCCTGTACGGATATGTAGCTATATCCGTCATCATCAACATCGCACTCCTTGGAATCCGCTTCCTTGTCATTAGGTATTGACAACAGGCAACGCTTCTCGTAGTAATTATCTTCTCCTAAGAATCCTGTCTTGAAATTGATATCTTCTACAACTTGCGCTGCTGGAGAGATGCAGAGATCAACGTAATCATCGGAGTTCTGGTCTCTGATAAGCGGTGACCAGTAACCTGCCAACTGCCAGGTCTTGGTATTGTCCTCCTCTACATATATGTAATAGCTGTAGAAGTGCTCGATGATGGTCTGTCTCTTCTTCTTCTCGCTCCATCCCTGTGTTGTCAAGGCGAACTGGTTGCTCTCGCCAAAATAATCTACGCTTTTGACAATATTGAAGTTTCTGAACACCTTCTTGGAGATGCTCTCATAGCTACCTCTATTGACTGAATCATCTAGCTTATACTCCAGGTTAGCGGTTGATGAAGTACTGAAAGAACCGTCCTCGTCATAGTCTGCCGAATATTCATCCAGTGGTTCTATCTCAATTGAATCTACAGAACTCAACTCTGAGGAACTGATGACGCAGCAGGTCTTCTGGGCTTCATCGAAGTAGATGGAGGCATTGAAGAATTTCCGGAATTCTTCTATGAATGTATAAGATGACCAATGTGGAAGCGCCCTGCGCAGTTCACGAGTCTTGTAGGCCGAAGCTATATATAGCTGGTTCCACGGCTTGCAGTCGAAGTCGTTGCGCTTGAGAGTGTATCCTTCATATTCTACCACTTTGCGGAAGATATACATCAAGCTTGGCTGAACTGCCAGGTTCATGATAAATGGTGCATTGTAGCCGATGAACTGCTTTGTTTTATCTACCCCAACGAAATTTGCGATTAGGTCGTTCGTTTCGTCTCTTACTGGCATGAAGCACCATCTACCTTCCGCTCCCAGGAACTCCGAATGATTTTCATTCAGCCTGTAGATGTCTTTAATCTTCAGCTGGTTTTTAAATCCCTGAGATAAACCTTTATCAATAGTATAACCAGGTTTATCAGCTGTGCCGAATGGAATCTCATCGATGTAGTGCTTGGTCATGCGGTCATTGAATTTGATGCGTGACTTGCCTCCGACTATCTGCAGTTTGATCTCTTTCTCATTCACGGAGAGTATGGTACCGACACCACTCATAATGAGCTGGCTGTTACAGAACAGTTTGCAGTCATCGTATTTGTCGATGTTCTTCTTGACCTCCAGTCGCGAGACATTCTTAAATATGACACGGTTCTCTAGGATATTCATGGGGAAGGTGATGTCATAGGTGTACTCACCATCATCGGTGACATACTGGTTGGCGTATGTCACCTTGATGGATGATGTTGAAATGGGATAGGCCTTATGGCCATTGATGATGCATGTTATCATATTCCACTACTTATTGTTTAAAATGCGCTGATAATCCTGCAGTCTGCGGTGCAGACCTCTACGTCCAGATATCGGAACCTCGACCTCAATGCCATCGTCAAGAGTCTGTGTCAGACGGCTGACGGCTGCATTGACACCATCGAGGGACTGGCGTACTTCGGTGTTGTCATTGTTGACATTGACAACAGGAGCCACCACAGTACTGCTGCCTTGTCCCAAAGAACGTGTGATATCATCAGCGGTCAGCGAGCCAACAGTATTGGAGCGCTGGGCCCTATCGATGAGGTCAAGAGCTGGACGGATGGATGAGTTGTTGACGGCATTGTGATTAGCCACGAACTCGCCTTCATGTACGACTCCTGCCTCCTTTCGGTAGCGGTTACCTCCGGTATATCCTCCCTCATAGTAACCTGCTGCCTCTGCCTGGTGCTGCTTCTTAATGGTTGCAATCTGCAGCATACCTGCTGCGGTTGCCATGCCGGCAGCGATAGGAGCCATGACCCAACCAGTGACAGGGATGCTGGCTGCTGAAGAATAGGCGTTGATGGCTGCCATGGCGGTTGAAGCGATTGCCTGAGCTATCTCAATCTTCATTGATTTTTTGTTGGCCTTAGACTTGGCAGCGGCTAACTCCTTGTCACGCTTCTCCTCCAACTTTTTCTTCTTTTTCGAGTTGTTGCCAGCTGCAGCAATCTGCTTCTCGTAGTTCTTAGAGATTTTGGCTTGCTCTAGGTCTGAGCATGCCTGAGCGTATGCTGATGCAGAAGAGAGTATATTGTTGATGCCATTGTATGCAGCAGATGTCTGCTGCACCATGTTATCGAGGAAGTTGGCGGTGACCTGCGCCTTGGCCTGCATGTATGCAGCATGGTTCTGCTTGTCGTTGCCATACAACTCCTTCAACTTCTCCATGGTGTTCTGGTAGTTCTGAATCTGTGAAGAGAAATATCCACCCAGAGTTGCATTGCCTGTCGACTGGGACTCCCCTGCTGCAGCCCTGGCGCTGTTGACCATCTCTGATGACTTATCATTAATCTTCAGCTGAGCGCTACCAGCTCCATGGTCATCAGCATCTATCTGCGCTCTCTGGGCAGCAAACTGCTTGGTTATCTCCAACTTCATCTGCTGATATTCCTCCCCCTTGATCAATCCCTGCTTGTAGAGATTGTCAAGGCCATTGAGGTACATGGTCTCCTGAGCCTGCAGGTCTTGTTTGCCGAACTGCTGACGCAACTCCTTCAGTTGGTTCTGGTATGACTCCTGCATCTGCAGCTGGTGGTCGAGCTCAGCCTGTTCCATCTCAGCCTTCAGATCCAGCCACTCCTCGCTGCCCTCTCTGTCTTTGTAGAGTGCAAGACGTTTTTTCATGGCTTCGACATCATTCTTATATAGGGCTTCATTGAGAGCGATATCATTCTGATAGATCGCTGAACTGGCATCATTGTACTGAGCTTTGATGCTAGCCTCCTTCTGGAGGCGTTCACGCTCAATGGTCTGCTCATTCATTTTTTGAATTGCAGCATCATGCTGCTTGACAACATTGACCTGGTTGTCAAGTAACTGCTTGTACTCATTGCTCTCAGCACCATACAACTGCTTCAGCTTGGCAAAACCCTTAATTTGGATGTTCTGTCGGTCATCGAGGAACTGCTGATAGGTTTTCTTGCCTTCTGCATAGGCTTTGGCGTTGTTAGCCATCAACTCGTTGGTCTCAGCCTTGATGCTATCGGCAGCCTGCTTCTGCTTGCGCTTGGCTTCTGCCTCACGCTTGCGAGCTTCTGCAGCCGCAGTCTTCTCAGCCTTGGCCCTAGCCTTACGCTCCTTATCTGAAGCTTGATGAGTACCGGTTGTTCTCTGCTGCTTAATGATGGTACCATCATTGCCCTTGCCATTGTAGCCATTGTTTCTCCAAGGCTCCGGATCATTGATTTCGAAGTGCTGGGACTCCAGCTCATTAATCTTGGCCATGAGTTTCTGCTGATACTGTTTTTCTCGCTCGATATTCTGAAGAAGCAGGTCCTTGTGTTCGGCTACGAAGTTTAGTTTCTGGGTCTTGCCACCTGCAAATGGGTTGAGGCGATCCCAAAATCGCTTCCAGTAGCCTCGATTGTCGTTATCTCCCTCTCCTAACAGGTCTTCTGCCTCAGCCTGCTTAGCTATAGACTCAGCCAGCTTCTTCTGCAAGCCATCGATGACGATCTTCTTCTTCATCATGTCGATGTACGACTGAATCTGCCTTGTTGCCTGACCTGTGCGAACAGCCTCTTCAGTAATGTTGCCCAGGTGCTGACTCATCAGCTTGCCGTTGAGTTCCTCCAGTGCAGCCTTTCGATCGGACTCGGCACTGGTATTTGACTGGATAGCAGATACCAGGCGCATGATGGATGCCTCCTCTTCTGCTGCCTGCTTGTTGGCATCTGTCACGGCATCATTGTAGTCACGCTGCGCCTGCTCTGCGGCGCTCGTCTCTTTAGACAGGGTGACGATGGCGGCAGTCAGACCGGCAACGACAGCAATCACGGCTGTGATCGGGTTGGCCAACAATACCTTGTTCCACAACATCTGCGCTGCTGTGGTCAGTTTTATTTCGCGTGTCAACGCCATCTGGACAATTGCCATAGTCTTGAGAGCAGATGTCTTGAGACCCACAAGGACGAGATGCGCCTTTTCGCGCAGAATCATGATGTTGAGCCATGCCATTTGCGCCTTCTCTGCGATCAACTTGGCCTTAGATACTGCAGTATAGGTGACGATGGCAGCTGTCAGCACAATTAATATGCGCCAATAATCTCTGACGAAATCAACGAGTGTGGAGAGTGCTCGAACTCCGAGACTGGCTGCAGATATGCAATATCGTGCTGCAGGATAGAGTTTCTGGCCCAGCTCGATGGAGAGATCCAGGAACTTCTTGCTCGCCTTGTCAAGTTGAGCCTGTACATTCTCGTTCTGTGTCTCGAACTCATTGAGGACGGATGTGCCATCGGAATATGCTTCGCTTGCTAGGTTCTGGGCAGTCTTGATGTCATCGAGTTTATCTGCGAGGACGGTTAGGACACCAGTAGCCCTGGATCCATCCATCTTCATTTCCTCGAACATTGGTGCAAGGTCGGCAAAACCGCCCTTGGCTCGCATGGCTGCCAGGAACTGGAGAAGTGCGCCGTTGGCATCCTCCTTCAGGGTCTTGGCGAATTCCTTGACATTGAGACCTGCAATCTGAGCAAACTTAGCCGAGTCCTGGAACATCTTAGCGAGGAGGTTCTGAACTGCGGTTGCAGCAGTTTCATCTTGCTGCATGTTCTGGTCAAGGACAGAAGCGAGACCCATGATCTGAGCCTGTGTAAAGCCTGCCTGCTTGCCAACACCTGCCACACGGGCAGTGAAGTCAACCAGATAACCGGCAGAGGCAGAGGAATTCTGAGCCAGCTCATTGACTGCAGAACCAGTCGCCAACATGGCACCTCGCAGACCCTTGGTTTTGTCTTCGCCGAACATCTGGGCGAGTTTACCGATTTGGGAGACGGCTTTATCGCCGAGATCATCACCGAGGGCGACATTGATTTTATCGGCTCCATCGACGAATTCCTCAACTGCAGCAGTCGAGGTGATGCCGAGTCTTCCGGCATCTTCGGCCAGTTGGTTGAGCTTCTGGCGAGGTGTGCGGGTATCCATATTCTTGAAATCTTCGTTCATGCGCTCGACTTCTTCTGCTGTCTGCCCAGTGTACTTGCGAACGTTGGTCATTTCATCATCCATCTTGGCATACTCCTCCACACACTTCTTGACTGTGAAGGTGATGCCGGAGATGGCAGCGACTGCACCGAGAGCTAGTCCCTGCATACGGTTGAACCAGTCTGCCGAACGTTTGATCCAGGACTCCTGGGCAACGCCCTCGGCTCTGACTGCCTGCAGTTCTGCCTTCAGCTGCTTCGCCTTCAGCTCCATCTGTTTGAACTGCTCGGTACCACGCTGCATGCCCTGCATCTGCTGATTGAGCGCCTTGATGGAGTATTCGAGGTCACGGATGGATGAGGTCTTGAGGTTGGCCATGGTGTTGTTGACGAGCTGCATCTGTCTCTTGGTCTCCTTGATGTCCACGTTGGTGCTGTCAATCTCCTTGTCATATTGCTGCATGAGGGTGACCACCTTCTGCTCACTCTGGCGGATGCGCTCCAGTTCTGCCTCTACCAGCTTCAGCTGCGAAGCTCGAGAGGCGTACATGGTAGATGTCGGGTCGTAGTCAGCCATTTGGCTACGTAGCTTGGAAGCTGTGAAGTTGAGGTCATTGATTGACGCATGCTTTAGGTTTGACACCGTTGCGGTCATGCGTCTCGCTTCCTCATCAGCCTTGCGTGTTGCGCCCTTCAGTTCAAGCATCTGCTCCTTGACCTTTGAGAGTTGTGCATCCAGCTTGGCGAAGTCTGAAGGATCTGACGCTGCCTTCATCTGCCCCTTCAGATGTCTAGCAGCCTTCTCCAGCTGTCCGAGGCTTGCACTAGACAGGTTGTCGAGTGTCTCCTTGACGCTCATTGTCGAGTTCTTGAATTGCTTCATCTCTCGCTCTGCGGCCTTCAAATCCTTGGCGAGGGAAGCCCCTAAACGGGAATCGCCCGCCGAGAAGGCATCCTGTTTTGCCTTCTTCAGACGAGCGACTCTGTCCTCTAACTCTTTGAGTCGGTTCTTCGCCTCCTCAGAGTTGAGCTTGATGACTGTTGTATATACCTCTTGTCTTGCCATTATCGGGTGACTTGTATATAGCTGTTATATAATATGTTGGAATGGGGATTGAAGTTGATGACCTTGACATCATAGCCTTTGGTGCCCCACCGCCACCAGAGGAATCTGTGCTTGTACTGCCTGTAGACGATGGTCTGGAGGCTGTCTCTCGCCTTGTATGTCAAGATGGAGTCCGCCGTATTGAGACGGAAACTGAGCCATCGGTCGCTGTAGGTATAGACCGAGTCGCTGCGGTCAGTCTTGACCGTATCAGCAGTACTCAGACTCGTGCGCTGGTCTGCCAAGACCTGGCCAAGGCGAATGTCCAGGTCATGGAGCAGTTGGCGGTCGTAGGCCTGAATTTTGTACTCCTCAGCCGGCATCTGCAGCACCTGCTGCGTGATGACCGTGAGCGAGTCTCGGATGGTGTCTCGCTCGGCTGGAGCATACTGAAGTTTCAGCCCATTGAGCTGTTCTCTCAGTTCCTGCTCCGCTCGCTGCTGTCGATGGTCAAAAACCCAGAAACAGGCGATGATGACCAATATCACCGTTATGGCCATGATGATTGACTTGAGATGTTTCTGCATAATCCTTGATGTTAAATGTCGGCATATTCCGGAATTGCGTTGAAACATGGGCACTCCTTGATGCGCTCCCATGGATCGACCACTCCATTGTGGTTCTTGTCAGGCGAGATGTCACGATGTCCCATGATCTTTGCATCAGGGTAGCGTTGACGCAACTCCTTCAAGAGTTGACGAAGTCCAACCTTCTGTTCTTCTGTTCGGTTGTCGATAGCCTTGCCTGTGCGGGATATTCCACCCATGTATGCAACGTTGACTGAATCGAAATTATGACCCTTTACTCCATTGGACGGCAGGTCTTCTGTCATGAGCTGCTTGTATTTGCCATCAGCGGTTACGACCCAGTGGTAGCCTGGATAATGCCAGCCTTTGTTTCTGAACTCCTTGAGCAAGGCATCGACAGACCATGACTGTCGGCTTGCTGTACAATGAACGAAAATGAATTTAATCTTTCTCTCCATGATTTTTATATTTATCTATTAAGTCCTTGACTCGAGTGTCGAATGTAAGTTCGAAGCCAAAAGCTGTCGCAACGTACATAAGACTCTGACCAAAATACCATAAGACGTTTGATGGAACGTCTTGTGAGCATAAGTAGCTAATATACACTAAAACGATTGCTGCTATCAGTACGAAACCAGCGCTGCTATAGCGTATCCAGTCTTTAGTATTTCTTTGCATTTCTTTTTTGTGCAAAATTACAAAATTACATGGGAAAATAAAAATACGGCAGGAAGAACTATTGCCCTCCTGCCGTATCTGATAACTATGAGATATCTCTGTCGAGTAATTCTCTGGCCATCTGCTTAGCCTGCTCTCGCCATTCCTGGAATACCTGGTACTCTATCTCATGCTCCTTATTGCCATCTCCATGGTTGCATAGGATGGCTTCGACATCGCCCTGACTGTACTTAGTACGAACAAGACCATTCACGAACTGGCGATAGCTTGCCGACTCAGCCTCAATTTTAGTGGAGCCGTCAATCTCTGTGCCCTCGTAGCAGTAGGCTGTCACTGTCTTACTATCGCCATCAGACTCCGACATGGTGGTGTCTGGGTGATAGTTTTCTACTTTCTGCTCACTCAGGAACAGAAGAAAATGCTTGCTGTCATATCTCAAGTATGACATACGGCAAAGATAAAATTTCTTGTGCATCTAGATAAACTTATAAAATTTCTTGCCAAACTTGTTGGTGAGTTCCGCTGCAACGGTGTAGAAGCCCTTGTCCAGCAGTTCCCACTCCTTGCGTGCCTGGTCAACCAGAATATCTGAGCCAGTAAAGAGCCACCACGACTCAGGTTGCCAAACCGGCTCCTCAATCTCATCGCCATGTTCATCGAGTTGTCCTGTCTTCCGGACGTGATCTATAAAACGGAAGCGGATGGCTAGGCGGTCCTTTGGCACCTTCTTGGTGACTATGTGCTTGACGCCCTGGTCGTCAACTTCTTCAACCTGCTCCATCTTGAAGTCGACTCTCGACTTATCTATCTTGTAATCCTCTATGAGGATGAGGAACTTGTCATAGTCCTCAATGTTGTGGCACAGAATATCGCCTGTATGCTTCTTCTGCGCCAAACTCATGCCCTCGAAGGGAACCTCTCCCTTGCGAGCCTTCACAATCTGACCATACTTTTTCATACCGATTTTATTTAATAAGTTTTTTGTATCTGCGTGTTTGGCTAGGCCAAGCCTCGATGCTGCCTTGCGCCGGATCTGTTCATCGCTAAGACCACGTTTGCGCAATCTTGCCACCTGGGCACAGAGAGCCTGCTTGGTGCGCTTGCGCAAAAGGGCATGGTCGGCAAAGATCTTCTGTCCACAGAAGTCTATGCCGTCACATGTACGATGAATATTCCAACTTTTATTGATGCTCAGCTTCCAGTCTCTAGCCAAGTGCATGACTGCAAGCTCCGCCATAAGGCGTAAGAAGACCTTATCTTCATGCATGATGAAGATATTGTCCATGAATCTATAATAATGTTTGAGCCCTTCGCGGCAAAAACGGTCGAAGCGCTCATTGAGGGATTTTACCCCCCCACATTTAAAACGATAGCTTGCTGCTCCGAGCGGCATGTGAGGAGCATGTCTGTGACGTACCGAGCCTGCCAGTAGCCGTGTTTCTCGGGGTCTTGGAGTATGTCGAAACACCGCATGGCGAGATAGTCAAACCTCGCCAGAAACAGTTGCCCCAAAAGTTGTGTAAGCTTGACGCCCAGCACAATGCCATTGGCATAGCTGTCAACGACCTCGTCGATGAAAGCAAGCAGCTTGCGGTCCTTGATATACAACCTGTACTCTCTCTTGAGCAGATTATGCTCAACATTTTGGAAATAATGATGTATATCCATGGGCAAGCAATAGAATGTGTCTTGCTGTGGCGAGGTATAGATATCCTGTTTGATAATCTTGTAGAAGAAATGCGTGCCACGACCCTTGGTACCAGCTGGACTGTTGTAAGGAATCTTGGCTCTCAACTTATCTTCACTGGTGTGCATGGCTGCATGCTGAATGACATGATCGCCAACAGGCAACTTATTGACTATGCGATGCTTGGGTTTTTCAACTTGCTTGACCTCATAGTCTGATGTATGCCATGTCTGATTGACATATGCATTTAGCAGGGCTTGAAGATTTGACTCAAACTCTGCCTCAAACGCTTGAACTGAGAGACGGGACTTCTTGTGCCGGGAAAAATCAAAAAATGCTTCACGAAAATTTTGCAAAGTCTCAACCGCCTGTGAAATGTTACCTAACCTCTTCACTTGCTTTAAAATTTTATGTATATAAAAAAAAAGGTCGGTGTCTGATAAATGTCGGTGTCTGTGTCTGTTGTCTGCTTTTATGATGTCCTAACTTTCGACCGGATGACCCATTGTCATCATCTACTAGCTATTCTGCTAAAGTGTATGTTTTGCCATGAGGCAAGGCCTGACTCCCGAAATCACTGCAGCTAAGCAAACTAACCTGCAGTATCTTGTTAAGTTGAGGGCCGCACCGTAGTTCACATTGTAATCCGAGACAGCATTGTTCACGTTGAGCGTCGAAAGACCGCATTGACCACCATTGTTAGCGTTGCCACCACGAAGACACAGGCGAAAACCGGCGCAGGAATCACAGCCTGGTTTGAATACCGCCTGCAAAGGTACTGAAAAAAATCGGAATGAAAGAATGTCAAAGAGCGAAATTTCAAAAAAAATCGACCGCCCAAGGGCGGTTGGGTTTGCTCGCTACGCTCGCAGGGTGCTCAGGATTGCCCTTGGTTCCGCTGGGAAGCCTTGGCCAAACCTGCACACTCCTGCTCACGTCAGCACACCTCTGTCCACTCTAGGCCGCCTCGTAATACACTGGTTTCAATGACCACTCGGATGCTGCTTCGCAGAGGGCCGCACCGCAGTTCACAACGTAAACCGAGACAGCATTGTCCACGAGGAGCGCCGAAAGACCGCATCGACCACCATAGTTAGCGCTGCCACCACGAAGACACAGGCGAAAACCGGATGTAGCTCCTGACGTATTCCAGAAATAGCAAGTCGAATAGGTTGACTCTGTAGCACCAATCTGTGTACAGAAGTTCTCGAGATGTTCCATCGACAAGGTCTTGATCCATCCTTCACCACCGCCTGGTGACTTGCTCAACGCCATCATGCCGGAAGCGTTGCCGATGGTCCAGGAACCGTATATTGACGGAGCCACGAGGTGTGTCATGGTCTTGTCACTGTTGACCTGACAGAACTCATCATCCGGCATTCGCCAGAGATTGCCGAAGCCGTTCTTTAAGCCGAAGAAACATGGAATCTTGGCATTATATACCGTTGTGCCTGCGTCATTCTTGACTGCGTAAGTTGCTTCACCGCACGAATCCCCTAGCTCGATGCCTGCACTCATAGGTGCTACAGGTCTATAGCCGTTGTATCCGCCCCAGTCTGGTATCTGTGTCAAGCCTACACCGAGTCCTCCCTGGAAGAGACCATTGGCATCCTTGTTGGCATTGACGGCATCCTGATCGTAATGTGTACCGAAGATGACGCCGAAAAGAATTGCTACAATGGATGTATGTCGCATGGTTGTGCTGAGCCAGCCCTTGCCATTCTTGCGTGCTGCAGCTCTGAACTGCTCAGCAGTCAGATTAGTTGCCGGTCTACCCAGAAGCGTATTATTTTTGCCATCATAAGACGAATTGTTGTCTCCACCACGATAGTTAGTTCCATTATTGATATAGCTCACAAGTCTGCCTGTGCTTCGCTCTATAGTGGCGAATCCTGCAGCAGAGAGACTGCCGATAGGAATCTCGTAATTAAACTCACCAGGAATTGGCTTGATGCCAATCTGCTCATAGTGCAATCCCCCAACATCCTTGATTACCACGTAAAAATTACGTCCCCAGCCCCACTGATAGTGACCTTCGGTACCATCCAGCTTTGCTGGTTCACCAGTAGCATACTTGTAGTGATCCTTGCTGTCGAGCTTTCTGCGGCTATGGTCATTCTTGACCAGGTATGCGCCAAGCCCGAGGATGTATGGCAACTCCTTCAGCAATTCAAGAGAGCCAACGTATGATGCAGCCTTAGGCGTTGCGTTGTTAGTGTCCCACACTCTTCCGCACCAGGCATGCTGACCAACAGCAAGGTCAGCCTTGAGCGCATCCATGCCGATGCTAGTGACATTGCCATTCTGGTCTGTCAACAGTAAACTCTGATTGCTGTTGACGGTTGTGACTTTCGCCACGGTGTTGAATTTTTTACCTTCCATTTCCAGCTATTCTAATTTTGATTATTTTCTACATCATTATATACCCATATTGTATGACCAAGATGGTTCGTGCCGATTAGCTCACACCACCCTTCAACACTTATGGTAGTCTTTCTATTCGTAAAGAAACTGCTGCCTGCCTCCATGAATGCGTCCATTTTCTCCTCGCCTTTAAGTTCCGCTGGCGGTGAACTGCGAGTTATGATAGGATTGAAGACAACGATGCGCATGAATTCTTCATCTTTCAGGTGTGGTAGGACATAGGTTCCGCCACCCCGGATGAAAGAGCCATTTATGACACTAGTACCATCAGTTACAGTATTCACGTTGTATCTCAGTCTTCCGACAGAGACATCTCCAGAGACGCTGACATTCTGGAATATTCCTCCCTTGCAAACGAGATCGCCGTCCTTAGCTCTGAAGACTACATTGCCGTCCTTATCTTTCATCTCGATGGTTCGGACACCCAGGTTCTCTACCATCTGGTACTGGGCGAGGATGATGTGGGCTATGATGAGTTCGATAGACTGACCCAGTCGCCAATAATGGTTGTTCAGATCTGCTGCAGATCCCGGATAATTATCTGCAGTCTTGACGTGCGTCTTGATGCAGGAATAGCTATTGCCATTATATAAGACAACATCCTTCCACTCTTCACCTTCTCCACCCGCTTCGAATGTGTATCCATTGCTGCAGGTATTCCACAGCTGCGGACCTCGAAGGACGCTGCCCTTCTCACCCTTGACAGCCTTCCGGATAAAATTAATAGTTCTTGTTATTACTGTCATAGACTACTTGACTGATTGAATCGTTAATGACACGCTGCTGTAACCGGCATGCTCGCAGTCGGCCCTGGTCACAGCAAATGAACTCAGCTGGACAGTAGGCTTGCGTGCTGCCTCAGTATTGAGGACAACACCAGAACCTGACTTCAGCGTGAAATAAAACTTACTACCGATAGCCTCAGACTTTCCCCTGACAATCAGTCTCGGAGTATAGGTCACAGTACCATTGCCTGACTCGTCCTCGCTGATAGACTCATCAGCCGGTGTCGGGTTGGGCTCAATATCGTATGGATCTGACGCATCGATGACAGTCTGGAAGTCGAAACCCAGCATATTATCCTTGCCCATGGCCTTGTCGTTGTACACTTCCACCATGAACTCCCTCGTGCAATCAACATCTGATGCCTTGACGGTGAGGATCTTGGCACTGGCTCCTGCAATCTGCTCCCAACCTGTGATGCTGTTAACAGCTCGATACCACTTGTAATATAGTCCTGCTGTCAGAGTTTCGTTGCCCTGCGTGACTTTGGCTTCGAGCTGGCAGCTGTCATCCTTGCTACCCAGAACGAAGTTGTGCGTATCATTAGCCGGAGCCTTTATTGTCACACGATAGGCGACTCCTGTGTAAGGGCCAACGGAAATATCGTAGCTAGCCTGAATCTCATCTGTAGCCTCCTGCTGCCCAGAACGCTCTGTGATGGTACCGACCATCCTGATTGTAATGCCGCTATAATTGGAAACCTTAACCAGGTTGTTGCAGATTTTCAGTCCCCAATATAATTGCGAAGCACTTGGTCTGATAATCTCAAAGAGACCGTCAAACAGTCCTGTAGACTTGCCTGCAGAATTGAAAGGAATCTCCGTATCATTGAAGAAGTACTTCATGGAGGTTGGTGTACTGATGCCCTCTGCTGTTCTCGATGAGATGACAACGAAGTACAGCTTCGGCTGCGTCTGCGAGAAATCCGGATAGACAGTCACGACATCCCCATTTCTCTGGTACTCCTGGTAGATATCTCCGTCAGGCGACTGGATTGACGGAGTAAATGTACCCATCTTTGGTATGAAGTTGATGGTTGTCGACTTACTTGCGCTACTCATTTTCTGCCTCCTCTCTCTGCTCTGTCATGATGAATCTGCTGTCTGTAGCTACAGGCAGCTTGTTGCACACTTTGCCTTCCTGCTCCATGCAGGCGGTCTTGCCATCCATAGCGATAGCGCCTATTCTGGACAGCGTCTCCTCGAACTCGATAGGTTCTCCAAGCTGTAGGATATCCTGACACCAGAGAATGAAATTGCCATCCTGCAGCTCAGTTCTGTCCTCGGTCAGCTGAAGCAACTCCACGACCTTGCGATTTGCCTTGATGTATCTTTCCATATATTATATTATAAATGATGATTAGTGAAAAATGAACGGATTGCCATCTGCGTCCACGAAGACCTTGCCGTCGGCATCCATAGCCAGAGCTAAAGGATCGAGGTCTTTAACTTCCAAAGCAAGGATAGCTCCCCTGTTCGGATCCAGCAGATCTGTAGGTACTCTCGAAGACATGCCATGTCCGACAAGGACAGCGTTCTCAAAGTGTATCGAGTTATTCGGTGCCATCCACCAGAGGACCTGCAGTTCTCTTGTCGGGTTCGCAATTTCTCCGACATTGTCAGAGATGGTTGCCGCTGGGTTTACTACCTTCGTGTCGGGCAGGACTTCGTCGACCGTGTCGAGGATATCGTAATCGTAGAATGGTATCCTGCGGACGATATTGACAATTCTGTTCGGTGTAGCATCACTCAGATCTACGCTTGCCGGATTGCCATCAGCCGAGAATTTAGCCCTGCATCTGATGCAGATGCGCTTGCCCATGAGCGAGCGGTCTAGAATAACCGATGTTCCATCTGCAGAAACTTTGATTTCGAGGTCATCTGCTGTAATGGCAGAGAACTGACCTCTATCACGGAGAATCTCCCAGATGAACAGCCTCTTCTCCTTAGCGCACTCCTCTGATCCGAGGCGCAGAGATGCATTGATGACCTGCTTGTCTGTATCACGAAGCGGATTATAGTATCGGTCACCACTCGAAAGCAGCAGCGTCGGCTTGTAGAGGGTCGCATTCTTGCAGTTGATGGAATAGTCCATCATAATTCTGTGAACCTTATTTGTCCGGCTGTCCAGGTACTTCGCCTTGAATCTGAGCAGAATCGGTTTCTGCGGCGCTGCGTTGACATACCAGAGCAGTTTGCCGGCATCATTGCCGGTCGAGGTGATGACATGCTTTCTGGGTGACGAAACCAGCGCATTACCCTCCACACCATTCTCGACTCTGTACCAGGCGACATCTGTCAGTTCACTATTGACACGACCACTCTCGAGTATGTTATCTCTGTCGATTATACCAACGACCGGTTGCAAGGCGCATGGTGTCAACTCGTAATTAGGAGCATACTCATTCTGGTTGGCGTCATAAGTCTGTTCGAGCGGAACACTGCCTGATATTGTCTTGGATGTGTTCACCTGCAGAGGCGTGTATTTGAAGTCTAATCTTTTGTATTTCATCTTATATGTTATTAAACACATTCCAGTGTGATGGAATCTTGGGCAACCTCATCGCCCAGACCATCACGAAGTGTAACTGTTGCCGTGAATCTAATCTTAGCCGGAACTCCCTCGCTGTCGATGGAGAGGTCAGACTGGGTCAGGACGATAGCCTTGCCTGCCTTGGAACCGACTTCGAGTGACCAGATATTGTCACTTGTGACTCTCTGCTCACCAGCCCTGTTCTCCGTGTATCTGGTCCAGGCTACATCGCTGTCGAGGATATCTGAGGTGATATCCTGGCCGTAGAGCGTAGCAACGATAGTCAGCGGAGCCCGGAAGTTGTCGAAATCATAGAGCGTCTCGTCTTCGAGGAAATCGATGGTGAATGCTGGATTGCCCTCTATCATCGCCCAATCGGTATTGTTCCACCTTGGTGCGGTATGGGTACCAGTCTTCTGACATCGCCACTTGCACCCGGTATACCAGACATCGGAAGTCTCGTATTTGCCAGTTCCTGGATTGAGAGCTGAGCAGAAATAGTCTGCCGCCTCTGACCATGGTCCTCGGTCTACATAATCGACAACCGGTTTGCCTTGATAGTCAATCTGTATGATATCCTGGGTGATGATGCCGGCTGCATAGAGATAATCCCTGCCCTTAACGATAGGAAGGTCGAGCGACTTGACGAATTCAGGCATGTCGCCGAAGACCATGCCGTAGTTGTAATCATCCAGTATCGGCTTCGTGACGCCTGTCAGCTTGACGATGCGCCCCTCGGAACTGGAGATGTAGAAGCAGCTCTGCAGCGACTCATCGGTCTGGTTGCCGTAACGTGCAATGTTCATGAGCTCGCACGGCGGGAAGTTCTTGCCTGCCGGAACATCGGCATCAGGATACAGGGTGACTTCGATGTAATTCTTAACCGCGTTGACGCTGTTGACTCTCATCCATGAGGTGTAATAATCAGCCGAGGTGCCAGAATTGGCTGCCGAGGCGATGTTATTGACCACGCCCTTGATGACGTTGCCCACATGCTGCGCCGTGAAGTATCCACTATACTTGGAGCGGAGGTGCAGGCCATAGCATCCATCACCCAGGCTGTCAACGCTCTCGATAGTGTCGCTCTCCGTGAAGAAGGTGTCACCCTCCTGCGCTGACAGGCGGTTGACAATCAGCTCCATGACCCGCATGTATGTGCGGACGGTGATGCTCTCAACCTCGGCATTGCCGCTGGCATCGACCTGCCCTCCCTTGCCGTTGTAAAGTCCGGAGACGAAGTCACCGAACCGTGCGCCCTCCTTGAACTGCGCCATCTGCTCGGAGATGAGTCCACGCAGGAAGGTAATCATGCCCTCGGCTGCATCGTCATGCTTGCGGCTGAGATACCGGTCTGAGGTCTCATCGGCACAGAAGTGCAGCAACGAGAGAAAGGCATTGCCTATGCGGTTTGCCGTGTTGGCCTGTAGGCGACGCTCGTCTCTGATGCCCTCGAAGAGGGTCTGAAGTGCACTCTTGTCTAGTTTATCTGCCATTTTACTTTTTTTTTGTTTGCAAAGATAATACGCCGATGGAATCGGTAAAAATACGCTCCCTAGAGGTTGCGTGCTGCTCCGATACCCTTGAAGATCTCTGTGAGGGCAGATGCCATCAGGCCATTGTATCGGTCGCCGAAGAAGGTTGCCTCATGCTCGTTGAGCTTCATGACAGATGAATAGTACTTCTTCGAAAACCAGTCGCGGCAGCCGATAGGCGGACCACCAGCGACACGACCACCCCAGGCAGGACCCACCTTCTTAGGCTTATTCATGTCGTGCTTGGCTCTATAGTCCTTGCCGAGGAATTCCAGGTCACCCTCGTTGACTCGGGCAATTTTCTCGCCTCCCTGCGCTTCAGTCCACTTCTCCCAGACGTGAGCAGGTCCTACACCTGCTGCCACGTAGATACCGTACTGCAGGAAGTTGTGTTCAATGGTGGTAACTGAGCCCTGCTCCAGGTGCGCCTTGATGGAAGCGTAGAGACGGCCGGTATCGATGGTACGCAACCGCTCCATGCGCTCTCTCCAATAGTCGCCCATGGCGTTAGTCCATCCTCGCTCATATCTGAGGAGATCGTCTACTGCTGCGTCTGCCATAGGCTCTCGTCATACTGTATGTCGATAGGTTCGTCTGATGTGACCATGAAATAGAGTCCTGTGACGCCATTCATGGACCATCTGCCCAGTTCGCTCGAATAGACCTGCGTGAGGTCCAGGAACTCCATCTGTCCGTCGTATGCTTCACGGCTCTTGTCGTGAAGCATACGGCTGAGAAACTGGCGGAAGATGTAGCGGCAGATGTTAAGCTTTTGCTCACGGTCTGCCATGTCCTCGCGTCGGTACCCTGCCAGGATCCAGACGGTATAGACGTTGCGGTCGAAGAACCCCTCTCCGACGGAATGGGTGTTGCTGTCAACGGTGTCTGACACCATGATGAAGTTGGATGCCTTGCGGAACTGCTGCATGACTCCCTGAATGGAATCTGGTCCAGAACACTCTGTTGCGACAAAATTATAATCTCTGCAGGTTCTGCATTCGGCAGCCAGCTGCTTGAAATAGGCGATGGAATCGAAGATTTTCTCTGTCATGTGCTGTAAATTTAACTATTTTGCCTGTTGCGTTTCTTGAACTCCTCTGCCTCCCGAGCCTTGTTGTCCAGCTCTGTGAGTGCAGCCCAGCAGTCTGTATTGTAGACTGCCTGCAGTTTAGTCACGTCACCATCGGTAAGTGCCCTGATCTGCGCCTGCATTGCTGGCAGGATGTCCTCACGCCGCAGCTCGCCGCCCTCTCTGGCTGGTCTGAAGAAGTGAGGGAAGTTGGCGGTAAAATACTCCTTGACACTCGAGAACCACATGAAGACTCCGAGGAGTTCGTAAGGTTCAAATTTAGCGGTTTTACTGGCAGAACCGCCTGCTGTTCTGTACATGAGTTGCGCCATCTTCAGCAGGAATCTGTCCTCCTGCTTGAGCATGAAAAGCTGGTAGTTCTTCTCGATATTGAGGTAATCGTAGAAGCTGATTTCGTGAAGCAGGCTGTTTACTGCCGTCAGCTGAACGTCACTTGCGACCTGTAGAGGCCGAAAATCCGTAAAGGAGTCGATGAAATCGAAGTTTTTGAGCAGGGAAAGGATTTCAGCAGCGCTGATGTATAGGACTCTCTTGCGCACTTTTCCAGTCTTAGCATCGCCATTTTCACCGCTTTCACCGCATTTAACGCTGCATTTCCACCCGGTTCGGGTATACTTATGTACGGTAAGACCGCAGAACCTTGCGAGAAGGTAGCATTTGATAACGGTATGATCCTGGAACGTCGACATGATGCTAAGGACATAGCGCAACTGATCCTCTGAAAGTTCCGCCCACGAGGACGGCGCCTTGAAATTGAACTCTTGTGTACTATCTTTATGCGTTGAAAACGAAGGCAGGTTTTGATTTTTCATTGTTGAACTCTTTGAAATGGTTAGCCTTATATGCCGATGAATCCGCATATAATGGGAATTTATCGAGATGTGCATCTAAGTATCTGAGCAGTCTCGCACGCTCGTTGGAGTATGCCGACAGCATGTCGTTGGCCAACATGATAAGGCAGCGGCTCAGCATGAGGCGCACGCTGCCTTCAAACTCATTGCCCTCTCTCACCCCTCTGACCAGACACATGATGTCATCCATCTGCTCGTCGGACACCAGCTTGCGCAGGGTGGCGTCTGCCTCCTGCATGGCTGCCAGCTTGGCCATCCAGTCCTTGGAAGTCATGCTGGTCTGTCTCGTGAGATAACAATAACCCTCTATGCTCCACAAAACCGTCTGGATGCCCTGCTTTGCCTGTAGGGTGCTCCCCCAGCCTGGTACATCGGTGAGAAGAGCCATGACTGTGTCCTGAGCCACGATGAGGGCTATGCGGCATTGCTCGATGAGTGCCTCTACTCTGGCGGCACTGGCTGGAGTGACCTCATTGTTGGACACAACGCCAAAGCCTGTAGGCGTGAGCACGAGGTCGAGGTGTCTTACTACGCTGAGGAAGGCATCGAGGCATACAGTCTTGATGACTGCTTCACGCAGTTCGTCGCTGGTCTCCAGCGCCTCCTCGCCTACCTCGCCCAGTATCTGCCGGCTTAGCCGCAGATAGGACTCCTCAAAATGCTTTTCCACCGACTCGAACACCTCAGAGTGAGAGCTGGTGGCTGCAAGGATGCTCTGCTCGAAGTCATCCTTGCTGATCTGAATCTTCATTTTTGCCATGGTTTGATACGATTGATGTCTGTTGGTCCTTGTTTTTGTCAAGTGTCGTGAGTTCTATCATCGGCACGTCTACGGTCACTCCTCGGTCGGCATAGCCATTGTAGTGGGAGATGACGTGGTAAGGCTTGCACATGATGTCGTGGCAAGCCTTCTCGAGCGACTGCTTGAGGATGAAGAGCTCTCGCTTGTCTGAGCCGGAATTGTTCATCTGACTCTTGCCTGGTGTGGCTCCGATGAGGTTTGGATGCACGCCCAGCGAGAAGCAGAGGGCGTTGGATGCCTCGCTCATGTCGTCTGCCCAGTCTCCACCCTCCTTTTTGCTGCCCTCTGAGAGGTTGATGATGCGCACCATGCGCTGCTCTCGGCCGTTTGGGTCGAAGTAGTAGCCCGTGATGAGTGCCTTGCCGGCATTCTCCGGTCCGCAGACGAAGTTGATGATGTTGTCCTTCTCCTGCAGGATGCGCTCCTTGCGCTTATCCGGGTCGATGATGTCCTCGTTGTTGCAGAGCTCTTCCCAGTAGTCGCGGTGCACCTCTATCTGGATGCGTGGAGCGGACGTGTTCTTGATCATGTAGCGCTTGCCGATACCGATGAGACGGTAGATGTCGTACCAGGCATCGTCGAAGATGCTGGCATAGTATGGTATCGGATAGTACTGCAGTCCGGGTGTCGGGATGCGTGAGATGATGGCAAACTTGCAGTCCTTGCCCATCTCAGGAGCCTTGCCCTTGATGCCGGTATATGGATCTGGAGCCTTGCCCATGCGCGCCATGAGGTCGCCCAGCGGGTCATAGAGGTCGAGGAGCGGGATGACTTCGGTGTGTACCGGCGACATGACGTTGCGGAAGTCGCCGAAGAATACATGCTCTATGCGCCCCTTCTCATTTGGTGCCTCCAGGCGGCAGTAGGAAACGTCCTTGTGGCGGATGTTGACTATCTTAGAGTGGTCACGGCTCAGGATGATGACCTCTACCGACCAGAAGAAGAACTTCATGTCTGTTGCCTGCTGCATGAAGACCTCGTGGATGGAGTTGCGCAGACAGAAGTCGCGGATCTCTGCGTCGGTAGTGTCCTGCTTGGTCTCCCGGTCCATGAAGCGTAAGCCCTGCCCGTAACAGCACTGGACGTTGAACGCCATGGCTCGCTGCGCCACCATGTTTCGGCGCAGCAACTGCTGCAGGGTGTATGGCATGTCGTTGTCATCGCCATAGTTCACATACTCGAAGAGCTTGCCGTCTGAAGTCTCCAAGATGCCCGTGGTTGCATCGCCCACCTCTCCGGAACCCAGAAAACTGGTATCCTTCCCATACTGCTGCTCGATGGTGGTGGAGTCTGTTACCCTGCTTACGCCCTCTGCCACGAGAGCGTAGCGACTGTAGGAACCGCTGGTTCCTACTTGCTGAAGCTGATATTTTTTCTGTTTCATGTCATAAATATACTGGTAAGCCCAGGAACTGGTGAATGTAGATGTCCGGAACGGTGCGAACCTCGGCATTTGCCGGATTGACGAGACGGTGGAAACCGCCACGCCAGCTGCTGCCCCTGACCAGCCATCCTGTATAGTCGACGGTCTTGCCGTCTGATGTCCACGCCTTCAAATTGATTGTAGAGCGGTCTCGCTCTGCCTTGGCCAGGAGGCGCAGCACCTCTGTGATGTGGTAAGCCGTGCGTCTCATCAGTTAAAGGTGTTATCAAAGGTGTTGTCGAAGATACGGCCGGCACGCTGCAGGTCAAGCACGTTGTGCTGACGCTGTGCGTAGGTGTAGCTGAAGGTGAAGCGTGGCACGCTGTCGCGCAGGTTGTCGCGCTTGGACTTGGAGTCAGAGAGGGTGACCCGCTTGCCCACCTTGGCAACGCCTCCGATGAAGTTGACCAGATAGACCTCGTCTGAGCGGAAGAGATCATCTGCCCAGTTTGCCATGTCTGTGCCCAGATAGCCAGTATCGGCGGAAAATGTGCGCTGCTCTGTGATGCGGTAGTTTACCTTGATGCCGCCAATGTAGGCTGCATCGCGGGTGTACTGCGGGTCTACTTCGTGCTTGCCTGTGCAGTAGATGAGCTCCTGGCAGCCGAAGCTGTTGGTGAAGAGCAGAGTAGGCGCCACATCTCGCTCCTCGCTGTCTATGATGAAGTTCATGGAGCGTGAGCCTGCCTCTACCACGTAGTAGAGAAGGTCGGTGCCCTCGGTCTCGAATCGCGACGGAGAGACGTCGATGGTGGTGTAGATGTCATTGCCGCCGGTGGCTGGTGCGGTAAACATTTTTGTGGTTTTGTCCGCATAGTGTGCGGTGACTTCTGCTGTCTCCTTGCCCATGTAGTGGAGATATTCAAGTCGCCCCATGTAGGTGGTCTTGTGCCCCTCGAGCAGGGTGAGGAAATGGGTGGCGAGGAATGTAGAGCAGTCCACGCCCACGATGTCTACGGTAGAATAGTAGACCTGCAGGTTGGCTGTCTGCGTATCGGTGACTGTTGCCGAGTCGGTGTCTCCGGAGCTCGGAACCTGTTGCTCGGCGATGGTGATGGTGGCTGTGACTGCCAGCCTCCGGCGTGCATAAGGACGGAAGATGTCGGCAAGGTCGATCACTCTGACCTCTCCATCGGCAGGATAGAGATACTCATCGTAGATGGTATCATCACCTATCTTGATGGTGACGAGCAGGCGGGTCTTGGCCGTGAGAATATCGATGTCGGGGATGTTCTCAAGGAAGCAACTGCCCGACGGAAGTGATGTGATGGTCATATATTATCTTTTTTGATGCAAAGATAATACATAGAGGATAAAAATAAAAATACGGCTGACTACCCTCACGAGCGGTCAGCCGTATCAAAGCTTTTCAGAACTTTGTAAAATTTTTCGTGCTGCAAAGGTACGAAAAATTATTCATAACACATGGTAGTACAATAAAATATATGAGTTTTTAACTTAAACCAGTTTATCTGGCCTGACAACTCTCTCCCAGATAGCCCATGCCACGGTTCCGTCTGGCTGCGTGGCAACATGGTAGCCATGCTCCTGCATATACTGGTTGATGGTTTCTATACTGACACCGCCCATGTCATCAAGTTCCGTGGCGATGTCCTGTGTGGTCTTGAAGCTCTTCTTGTAATCAAGACCGGTTTCTTCATCCTTCACAGGGAGGCAGCTGCGGAAGTGGAAGTAAGCGTCGAGCAGGTCCTCCTCAAACTGCTCGCTGATGAAATTATCTGTATTTCTTGGCATAATCGTTAATATTTAAAGGGTTATACTTAAATTCTGTTATCTGGGTGCTGTCGGTTTAATGCCGTCTCATAGAGGTCTATCCAGTAACCGAGTCTGGAAGCCCAAATGTCGTATTTGATCTGAAGTCTGCAGGTACGTAGTTCCTCTTGCTCCAGTTCTCTGAGGTATCTGCCGGCTATGCGGTGGCAGTCCAGATTGACGCAGTATCGTGACTGGATCTTGGCGTACTCCACCAGTTTGTACAGTTCCTTGCGTTTAGTCTCAAGCTCCCAGTAGCGTTTCATGAGCGCATCGCGGATGCGACGGCGTTTGAAATATAGCAAGAGAATGTCTCTCTTGACTTTCTTCTTATTCTTTTTCATGCCTAATCTTTGTTTATGGTTTTCCACTTGGCCAAAGTCATATTGAGTGGCTTCGCCTCTCTAGCACCATATCGAAGTGCAAAGTATTGCTTGTTGTACCATCTGATGACTGTTTGCTTGTGAGCAGGGTCATCACAGAATGTCACTTTAGCAACCACATTGTTATCACGATAGAAATCTATCTGCACCTTCGCAGCATTAATTCTGCGACCAGTCTTAGCGTAGAACTCACAAGAGCGAACTTCCTTGGCTGTGAGCTTAGCAATCAACTGTCTGCTATATCTTTTTTTCTTCATCACTCACTCCTCCTTTCTTGCCTTTGGTCCAGCCTGGGTGCAGGAGTTCCGCTTCTGCTCCCGTAAGTACCCCCCCGCTTCTCGGTATCTCTCAAAGATTTTGTGGCGGTCGCTCTGGATGGTATTGTTGTTGAGTGTCCAAAGATTAGTCTCCTCGACCTTCGCCTTGTCTCTGCGAAATCCTGCCTCGTTGCGATGCATTCTGCATTCACGGAGTGCTTCCTGATATTCTTTCTTGGCATCCTCGAAAGCATTACGGGCACGGCGGTAGTTTTCCCCTGCTTCATCCTCCATGCGTTCAATATTACCCAACGTCTCCTCGTAATTCCGGCTTATAACTTGCAACTCTGCCTGGTGGCGCTTGCGCTCGTCAGCAGCTCTCACGATGTTCTCCTCCAGCTGAGCATGAAACAGCTCTGTAGTCATCTTGTTCTCCATCATGCTACCTCCCCTCCGAAAATGAATCCACCAATCATGACAATAGCCATTACAGCTGCGAAACCAACCATGGTGAGCACAACCTCTCCATAGGTCACGGTCTCCCCGCAGATATAGCTGAAGGTCTCACTCTTGGTCTTGGCGAGCTTCTTGATTTCACACTTGAGGGTATTGATACCCTCCTCAACGCTGATGCCTGCAGGTCTCACCTGCGCATCACTTAATAAAATAGAATTCTGCATATTGCATCATCTTGTAGACATTAACAGCCGATTGTACAAAAGGGTGGCGGCTGCATTCCCCGTTGTCTACAAGATGATGGCTTATCCGAGAGGACAAATCAAATCTTACGGTTCATGCAGCCGCCATGTATTGGGCATATCTATTTTCCCAGTTGGAAAAAATTATTTTCCCAGTTAGAAAAAAAGATTTTCCTAGGCATAAAAAAAGCCTGCGGCTAGAAGCCATAGGCGAAACGGTCGCCCTGCCGGATAGATTACTATCATCTTGTAGACGGTGGCAAAGGTAAGAAGAAAATCTGAAACCGCCAAAAAAAAAGCGAGAAATTTTAGAAGAATCTGCAGGGAATATGTTTTAGAGCATAAAATCGGGGTGATTTGAGGAGGAGAAGGAATAAAAAGGAATGAAAAGGAATGATTTTCCGGAATCAATCGGAATCAATCGGAAAATGACCGGGAATGACCGGAAAAACGAGCGAATTACGACCGAAAACGACCGGAAACGACCGCAGGATCTCCCTTCGGTTCTGCCACTTCGAGGAATGGACTCCTCGGAAATTCCCCGATTTTCCACGTATTTTCCTCGAAAATTCCCCGAATTTCCCCGAAATTCTCTGATTTTCCCCGATTTTCTCCGATATTCTCCGATATTCTCTGATTTTCTCGATTATTTTTCCTAACTTTGCGGTGTTTTTACACAATATATTAAGGTATGAAAAAGTCAAGAACCGATATTGACAGTATAGAGAACCGTATCAAGGCTCTCTATATCATAGTCATTTGTCAATCACTAGCGATAATATCACTTGCCATGCCCTCTCTAAGAGAGGTTCTGTGTAAGCTGCTAACACGGATAATAGGGCTAGAATGACTCCAATCACAGTCATCTTCCTATTCCATCTCCTTTCACTCTCCTGCTTGTGCTCTTGAGGATTTTCACGGGTGCGCTTTGACCTCCCCTCTAGATAGCTCTCTGCGCTCTCCAGCATCATTCTGTCGTAATTCTGCATGTACTTCACACCCTTGTCTAGTATATGCCACATGCCCTCAGACTCCTCGATGTAGCCCTCGTTGGCCAATGGTGGAAGGAGGAACCTCAAGTCAACATCATCAAGCTGGTTGTCAACCAGCGAGCCCCAGAGCTGCGCACGTGACTTGTCGCCCTTGATGAGCTCTCGGAGAACCAGACGAGCCTGCCTGCAGGTCTCAATATCTTGTAGTAACATAAAATTATCTTTTATACAACTATATCAAATATATGTGAATAATAAGTCCCCGGCACGGAATCGTGTCGGGGACGATGTGTTAAATAAAGATAGCCTAAATAGCAAGGCTAAGCGAGACCCATGATTTGAGCCATAGTCAGTTCCTTGACCTTCTGCTCTGTGGTCTTAGCCATGTAGCCCACTGCCACGGCAAAAGCCTTAGGGTCTGACTCCTTGAGTGCATCCATCTGACGGCGAACCTCCGCCTTATCCTCTGCGGTCTTGGCAGCTCTGTCTTGTGCAGCCAAAGCCTTCACCTTATCAATCATCTCTGTATATTCCATTATCTTCTGCATGTAAATCCTCTATTAAATGTCCCCGACACGGAATCGCGTCGGGGACGGTTGTGTGAACAGATAACCCTATGCTAACTGCAAAGAGCTAATGCGTTGTCCAATCTCCTGGACGGCACGATTGAAAATATCTTTCTGCTCGGAATTGAGCGTGTAAACATGACCGCGAACCTCTGAGCCATTGAGACGCTGAGAGAGCCATGCTGCGCTTTT